TTTTTTCTGACCAATCTTGAATTGCTTTTCTAATAGAGTCTTCTGCAAGAACACTACAGTGCAATTTTATTGGGGGAAGTTCTAAGGCTTCTGCAATCTCTTTGTCTTTTATCTGACTTGCTTCTTCAATAGTCTTTCCCGTTAACATGTCTACGAAAAGAGACGAACTTGCAATTGCACTTCCACAACCATATGTTTTAAACTTAACATCTTCAATAATATCAGTATCGGGATTTATTTTTATATCCAATTTCATAACGTCTCCACATGCTGGAGCACCTGTTAGTCCTGTTGCAACATTAGGGTCATTGGGGTCGAATCTACCAACACCATGTTTCTTAGGGTTATTTAAAACGTCTTCGAATCTATCTACTACTTTATTACTATATGCCATATTACTTATTTATCCAAAAAAGGAATCTAAACTTGCAACTGGTTCTACGTTCCAATTAATGAGATTGACAATATTCTTTAGTGGTTCATTGAATGCCTTTTCGAACTGCATATCATAGTCAATAAATCTATGTAAGTCCAACTCTCTTGGTAGAGAACTTGAGAATGATATTACATTCTCATTGATTGGATTTGGTGTTGTAAGATATGAGAAACGAATCTTATCTGAGTTCTTAATCATTTCATATCTCAAGTCAAGATTTTTAGATTTCAGTAAGTGATTGTGTAAGAGTGAACCTCTGACATGAATCGGTGTTCCTTTCCCATAGATATGAGTCGGGTCTGCATAAGTCACAAGGTTTTTGATACCCCTAGGAAATGCAACTTCCTCGGGTGGAAGGTTTCTAAATTCTTTTCGTGCAGTCTCTACGAACTCCCATAAGTCCTGTTCAGTTCCATTCATTACTACCTTTAAGGCTTCTGTTAGTTTAGTTCTGACCCATTGTGGTGTAGAGGACTTTGCAGTCTCAATACCCATCATTTTAAGTTTGGGTTCTGCAAGTCTTACACCTTCGTTGTCATGGACATTTAAAATGTATCGTTTCTTTGCAGTCCAAATACCTCTGTCTGCAATTACTTCACGACCCATTTGCATCTTCTGTTGGAATGCATTGGTGTATTCTGCAAGGTCGTCAAAACCACGTGCAAGAACTTGTTCAATCATACCTTCTGACTTGTTTAGGAAATCCACAATCTTGGTCTTGTCTGTTTCTTCGGGTAAGACTTTCTTGACCAGTTTATCCATAGTGATATAAACTGAATCAGTGTCCATTGCAATCACATAGTCTTCGTTATCTGTTCCAAGTGTTTTGTTTAGGAACTCATTGATAGTTTTCTCTGACCACTTAATAATTAACTGACCACTGGTTGTGATTGACTCTGCAAGGTCAATAGAAAAGAATGCAAAGTATTGATTTGCAAGAGCTCCATATGCAGAGTTAAGTGCAATCTTACGAACCTGTTGATTGTTGTATGCACGTTTGATAAGTGTATCAAGTTCTTTCTTACGTTTGGTTTCTTTACAGACTTCTCGTTCTTGTTGATACCCAATCATTTTCTTCTTCCACTCCTTTCTCTCGTCATAGAGTTTTTCCATAAGTTCGGGAAGAAATCCTTGTTTGTTTTTAGAATACATTACACCATTCGGACACACTGCATGACCCTGTTGGTGAACATATGATAAGTCACATTCTTTGTTCAACATTCTGTCAATGGTTAAGTCCTGTCTGTTTCCTTTTATCATTTTCTCGGGTGAGATATTGTATTGCATAATGATATGTGGATACAGTGAGTTCAAGTCGAAGGACACTACCCAATCATGTCCACCGACTATTGGGTCTTTGACATATGCACCAACAATTTGGTGTGTCTTATCATTACCACTCTTTAATCTTTGGGGTGGGGTTTGTATGTTTTGGTCTTTGAGGTGATTGTAGATTATGGTTTCCCAATACTTCACCATTCCGAAAGTGTCATTGTAATTACACTTTGCATTGTATGACATTGCACAAGTCAATTCAATCAATCCAAGTTTCTCTTCTAGTTCTTCAACAAGGACAACGTCTTTGACATTGTATTCCAAGAACTTTGGATAGTCTTGTTTGTAAAGTGTATGTAGATTTCCATACTCTGAGTAATCTAGTTTACCAGTTCCAAGTTCTACTTGTGCAATGTTTTCTAGTTTGTAGGATTCTTGATTTACGAATGTATGTTTACGATATATCTCAAGGTAGTCAAGAACATTGATACCATATAGATTGAATATCATTTGTTTCTGACCATAAGTAGACATGAACTCTCTGACATCACATTGACCCCATGGTGAGAGTTTCTTATGTTCTCCCTCTCCTAGTATTCTATCAATACGATTACAGAGATAGGTGATATCAAAAGAGTTTACATTCCAACCTGTGATAATATCGAACCACTCTTGTCTCCAGTATTTAACGAACTGGGTTAAAAGGTCAACCTCATTTAAACAATTGTAATAGATTACATCTGTTCTGTTGTGTTCCCAAGGCCCGATACCAAAAACATGTGTATCTTTACCAAGTGGTTTCATTGAAATTGCATTGACCTTTTCAGTTGCAAGGGTTGGTTCGGGGAATCCGTCTTCACACTCACACTCAATATCAAGTGTTGCAATCTTAATCTGATTTAGATTCCAGTTTATCTCACCTTGAAATTTATCTGCAATATATGTATAGATATATCGGTCATATCCATGGATTTCAAATCCATGAGTTCCAGCATAATTCTCTCGGAACTTTCTTGCACCACCCATAGAGTTTAGGTTCACTACTTCTAGTGACCTTCCGTCTAATGATTTGAATGGTGTGTCTCCCTTCTTAGAAGGGATATAATGATTGGGTCTATAAGATACGGATAGTTTTTGTTGTTTTCCGTTCTTATATCCTTTGACAAGTATTTTGTCACGTGTTCTGCAAACGTTAGTATAGAAATCCATGTAGTTATTATACTACAAGGTATACTATTCTGTCAAGGTGGTTGGTGATTTATTTCCGTGTAAAAGGTCGTAAGTTACATCATATTTTTCTTTTGCATTTGCAAATTTCTCAATTTGAGTATCTAGTGCTTGTGCAATGTCGGGGTGTTCACCAATACCAGCAGGATTGTTTTTGTAAACTGAAATGTTTGCGTATGCAACGTCCATTTCACCTTGATACTGACTTAATAATGCTTTTAATAATGTTTCTCTTCCCATTACTGACCTCTTTGTCTTTTGTTATTACCTGTTGCAACTTTGAAATTAGTTTCTAGTTGTGGTCTTGGTTCAAATACTGTTTGAACTAAATCTTTATTTATTGTGAATGTATATTCTTTTGCAAACGGAATCCATGGTGCAAGGTTAACCTCGTACTTTCCGTCTTCGGTATTTGTTAAACAAATTTGTGCATCGGTTATCGTATAATCTCCAGTCCATAGTGAAGTTTCCACAAAACCAATTAACACTTCTCCAGTGTCAAGTCTGATACATTTAACGTTAGACACTTCTGACTATCTCCTGTAATTCGATTGAACGTCTTCCTACTTGTTTGAACCAACGTGAGTCTTCCATTTCGACTGCAACCTTTTCCCAGTCACATGAAACAACACCTTTCCACATATTATTAAACTTACCAAATCTAGTTCCTCCTAGATTGAAAGTCATGTTTACGAGAACATGTTGTATATCTTCGGGAAGTGCATAGAAGTCTTCTCCACCTTTTGACTCAAACACATGAATTGTTTCTTCTACGTGTTTTTCAAAATCGTGTTCGTAAACTTCGTCTACTCTTTCTTGTGAGACTGGTGTACCTACTGGTTGACCATATTCGGGGTCGTTTTCTTTAACTAAGTGTCCCACACCAAAAGTTAAATATCCTAGTGAGTCTTCATATATTTCTAAGACTTCACCTTCGTGTCTCTTAATCTGTTCCTTCAATATCTCTTTGTTCATTCTCTTTCCTCGCTTGTTCTTCTATGAGTTCAACCAATATGTCACCCATGAGATTATTTAGTTCGTTATTATTTAGGAGTTCTTCGAGGTCATGATTTTCGGGAACTTTGACTATATCCCTTTGGAAATTTAAGTGTTTTTTACCTTCTACAAATTCTACTTTACCATAAACATAGATAACA